GGCACTGCCGGCAAAGGCATTTGCCTTTTTGTGTTCATCCACACTTTCAGGCCAGCGGATTGCCTCCGTCGCAAAGGTCCCCGACTTGTAATAGGTCAGTACCGTCTCTGTGCCTTCAAGCGGCAGTACCAGTATGCCAACTGCACTACCGGCTTTCTGTCCGTCCCAGACCACCAGTTTCCCGCTGGCTTCATCCAGCATCAGGGGCGTCAGTGCCGGTGTTGCCGAGGAAATCCCGCTGCTGCCTGTGGCGGTATGAGCCGGATCATTACCGGCAAAAATACGTACTTCCGCACGCTGTTCAGTGATGTTTTTCGTTACCATATTGTAAAAACCTCCTGTTGATGGTCAGCACTGACTTCATGGCATGGCCATGAGCATTTTCACGTCCGCATCACCGTCTGCTGACGTCTGTGGCACGCCACCCTGTACCGCAGCCGGTGAATGGTTCGCCATGATGCGTTCAAACAGGGCGGTTGTGGATGCAGAGACCGGTTCTGCCTTACCTGATCCCGCAGCCAGCACAGCCCGGGCGCTCTCCACAGTCATTCCCGGGCAGGCAGCCAGCTGTTCAGCCTGCGCCTCAGCCCCTTTTGCCTCATCCAGTGCCATGATCTGATCACGGAGTGAGGGTCCGGCATCCGCCTGCGGTGAAGCAGCCAGGATCGGGCGGGCTTTTTCCACCGTCATCTCCGGCATCGCCGCCAGCGTTGCCGCCAGTTGTTCACGACCGTTCGCTTCTTCACACGCCATAATGCGATCGGCTTCACTCTGCGTGGATGCCACCGGCTGCTGCGGTGCCGCCGCGGCCAGAATCGCCCGGGCCTGTTCAACGCTCATGCCCTGTTGTCCTGCCAGCATCGTGGCAAGCTGTTCACGTCCTTTCGCTTCCTGGCATGTCAGGATCCCCATCACTCGCTGGTTCTCCTGCGCGGCGGCTTCCGTTGCAGTTAATTGCGGCATAGTGCCTCCTCTGACATTACTGTTCAGCGCCGTGGCCATCACACTGATGGCATCCGACGCATTGACTAATTCATCCGCCAGCCCGGCATCAATGCCGGACTGACCTTCAAAAACGGCGGCCTCTGTTCCCGTGACGGCATCAACAGACAGACCGGTAAACATGGCCACTTTTTCGGCAAACATCCGGCGCGCCGCATCAATGCGCTGCTGCATGTTCTGGCGAACCTCTGCCGGTAAGGCTTCAAACTGATTGCCATCCACCTTGTGCGCCCCTGAGTAAATCAGCGTGATATCCACACCGGCCTGCGCCAGATGACCGGCATAGCTGACATGGCTCATCATCACGCCAATGGAGCCGATACGGGATGTCTGGGTAACCAGCCGTCGGGAGCAGGCCGACGCCAGCAGCATGGCTGCAGAACAGGCCGTGTCATTGCACAGTGCCCAGACCGGCTTCTGCTGACGGAGGCGGTAAATCATGTCAGCGCAGTCAAACGCGCCGGCGGCCTGCCCGCCCGGACTGTCAATGTCCAGCAGTACGCCCCGCACCTGGCTATCCGCCATTGCCTGCTGAAGACAGGCGACAATGCCGTCATAGCCTGTCATTCCGGAAAATGGCCGCATACCCCCCAGCCGGTGCACCAGCGTGCCGGTCACCGGCAGTACAGCAATACCGTTCACCACCCGGTAAACACGGGCCGGTCGTTTACCTCCGGCCATGTACTCGTCCGTTTCAGCCAGCATTCCGGGAGCATCAAGCTGTACCTGCTGCTGTGGTACCGAAAGACTTGCTGCCCCCATCTCGCGCCCGAGCGCGCAAAAGAAAACCCGCGCATAGGCGGGCTCCAGAAGCAGCGGTTCATTGAATGCTGCGGCAATAATGTGTGAAAGATTACGTCTCACGGGGTGTTGTCTCCTCTTCCGGCCTGCGACTCTCCGCTATCTGCTGCTGATACGCCTGCGCTATCCACACCGGACGTGAGAGTCCGGCTTTTTGCCGCTCTGCAGATTCCCTGACCTGCTGGCGGAAAATGTCCTGATAATCCTCGCCCATCAGCGCCGGCTCTTTCTCATACGTGCTCAGTCCGGCCTCAATGCGCATCACCGATTCCTGAACCTCCTTGAGCCCGTCAATGGCCATTCTTCCGGCACCAATCCACTCTGCCCGTGACCAGGCTGATCGCGCCTGATAAAAATCAAAACGCGCCCGTGGCGGACGGATAATCCCCCGAAGAAGTGCCTCTTCCAGCCAGTAGGAAAACATCTGCGTGGCCAGCCGGGCCGCAATAAATTTTCGCCGCCCCATAAAATAGCGCCACGACTCATTGGCAGAGGCCCTGGCACTTGAATAACTGACCTTCGAGTAATCACGGGACAACTGTTCGTAGGAAACGCCAAGACCGGCGGCGATATACCGCAGCAGCGCCTGTTCAAGCGCCGAAAATCCATTGTCTGAATCCTGCGCAGTCTGTAGTTTCAGATCATCCCCGGGGAAAAGGTGCGGAATTTTGACACCACCCAGCGTCACGTTATTCGTGTCATACCAGCTGGAGAACTTCTCCAGAATATTAATAAGCGGATTATCCTTCTGCCCCTGCGGCGCACCGGCGATATATTCAAAGGCCTTTTCGGTATCAAGGTCACTTTCAATCGTCGCTGCATACATGGCTTTCACAATGGCCGACTGAAGCTGTGTTGCCTGCAGGGAATCGAGCATCTTCAGCCGTTCCATGACGCTGTAAAACTGGTTGGCCCCACGGGTCTGCCCGTCCTCCACCGGCTCGAAAATATGCAGCATGGCCGGACGCCCGGTGGGAAGTTCACGCGGGATCCGTTCCCATCGTCCACTCCCGGAGCGAGGAAAATCATCCTCACAGATATGGTACGCAACGGCACGGCCATATCGATCGACCTCCACCCCGGCCCGCAGAAAACGGTTCCCCATACCGTGTCCTGGCGTGTCCACCCGTTTCGGACTCACGGCTTTAAAACGCGTACGGAATAACTGCGTGGTTTCCGTATCCCAGACCGGCTGCACAAAGATTTCGCCGTTAAACGCATGAACGCCCACACCTTCACGGATAAATTCCGTGAACGTGCGTTTTCCTTCCACGTCGATCTCGCCAGACATCCCTTCGGCGTATTCCGACCAGGCCGCCTCCACCTCATCGACAAAGCTTTTTGCTGCGGTCTCCCGCATCCCCAGCCAGCGCCAGTTCGGACGGTAGCTGATAAGAAACATATGCCCGACAATGTGATCCTTATGCAGTGCCACCGCATTGGCCGCTATTCCGTTATTGCGCACCAGATCATCTGCCCGGGCATTCCCCAGACGCAACGCGGGCAGCAGGGCCGCATCGGCACTCTGCGCCGGTGGCAACCACTCCGCCATTTGCCCGCCAAATCCTGCACCGCCCCCGTTGTAGCTGAGACTCTCACGAAGCGGAACGCCGTTCACATCAATCGGGACAGGCGTTCGTTTCATAACCTCACTCCCAGCGGACGACGGCGACGCCGGGTTGTCCCCAGTACCGACTCCGCATCATTGATCGCCCGGTTAAGCTCATCCAGAGAAGCCGCCGTATATTCAATTCTGCGACCATCTTTCTGGACAGACACCACCCGTTTACCGGTTAATAAATCAAGGCGCGCCTGACGCAGCGCCTGCAGTTCAGCGACTGTAACCATTCACTCCTCCGGACAGCTTCGCTGCCAGTTCTTTCAGGGTTGGCCGGTCGTCTCTTCTTCCCGGGATTTTGCCAGTACAGCCAGATCAAGCTGCCAGCGTTGCACGGACACACGTAATGCCGCGTAGGCATACACCAGGCAGTCCAGCGCTTCGTTACGCCGCTTTTTGTTATCCCACAGCAGACGCATCTTTCCTTTTTCCCACTTCTCCACCAGCTCTTCCGCCACCAGTTGCTGCGCCTCTGTCTGCGAAAAAATCTCCGGATCATCAGGAAAACGGATGGCATACGACGTGGCTTCATCCGCAGGCGAGGGATCGGCTTTCATACGGGCATAGAGAATTTCTTTTGCGGTGTCCGTTCCCACTTCACACAGATACACGCCCCGCTGATTGCGGGTTTTTGGCATGGTGATCACCGGCTTGCCATAGACAGATGCGCCTTTTACCGGCAGCACCCGGAAAACACCGTGTTTTTTGATCTCTGATAAACAATTTCACCATCGATCCCCCCGGTGTCCCAGCAGACACGGGAAATAGTCATTTCGGTGCCATCCGCATGGCGGTATTTTTTGTTGATCGCCGCATCCACACGTAACAGCGTCTCTTCCTCATCAGGACGCCCCATAATGATGATTTTATCCACCAGAAAGGCTTCCTCTCCCGGAGCCCATCCCCAGACATACATCTCAAAACGGTTTCGCTGCGAGTCAATGCCCGCCGTCAGATAAACCACCCGGGCAGGCACCGCCGCCGTGTAACGCACCACCTTATCCATCAGTACCTGGTGATCGAGTTTTTCGCCCACGGCCTCTTCCCAGGTCTCGCCCAGCGTGGTGTTCACAAAGGTTTTCAGGCCGTTGGGATCTTTCAGTGCATCCAGCCAGTCATAGACAATCTGTACCCAGGTGGTGAACGGACTGTACGCCGTCCAGATATGGAACATGATGGAGCGCGGCGGCGGAATTTCATCACCCCGGGCGCTGAAAAACGTCAGACCGTCACGGGTCCACATGCCCCGTGTTTTCACAGATCCACCGCCCGTTGCTCTGGTCCAGTTCAGACTGATGGATCACGCAGCCATGATGTTCACAGAGGTAGAAAACACTTTCAGGGCTGTCCTTCTCCCATTTAAGCCCAAAAGGCGTGGACTCATCGCCAAATTTCAGATACTGCGCCTCCCCACAGTGCGGGCAGGGCACATAAAAACGCATAAAATGCGCCGACTCGTTAGCGGCTTTTTCGATCTGGCAGGTGCCTTTGATTTTAGGCGTCGAGCCGCGAATGGATTTTGGCCACACCGACCCCTCAATACGCTTATCCCCCAGCAGGGTTGGCGAGCCCTCTTTTTCGACATCCGGCTCGAACGAGGAAAGTTCGTCATAGCAGACCACGTCAACGGATTTTTCACGGTAGTTTTTGGCGGCAGCGCCGCCCAGGCACCAGAAACCGACGCCCGATGAAAAGCGTTTCAGCGTGAGAGTATTGTCACGATGTTTACGACCCAGCCATGGGGAAAGGTCTTTCAGGCATGGCACGTTCCGAATCGTCGCCTCCACGTGAGACTTCATAAAATCTTCAGCGGCAGAATCCGTGGGCTGAAAAAGCAGACTGTTTCGGGATTTATGCTCAATAAAATACCCGCCCCCCCCCCAGCAACATCTTTGTATAGCCAACACGGGCAGATTTAATCAGATTAACAGTGCGGATCTGATCATTCCCCATACTGTTCATGATGGCGATCTGGAATGGCAGCGTTTTCCATTCGCCCTCACCATATGAAGATTCTTTAGGCAGATAATAATTTTGATCAGCCCATTCAACTGGCGTCACCGGCAATGCCCTTATCAGGGGCTGTAATGCAGTTGTGACAGCGCTCATCATATTATTCAGTTGTTGCTCTGATATATTCATCAAGTAAATCCGGTAATTTATCCCCTGCCCGCGCACACTGATTTGCCCCCTTAGCAATAAGGGTTTTCAGATGGTCAAGATGGCGCGGTGTTAAATCAGGAAACTGTCGCTGCATGGATAAAGGGATGGAATCAAGCGTACTGGATAACGCCATTGCCAGCTTACTGAGGGCAAAAATACAGAACCCGGTGTCAATCAGTTTTCCTTTGACACCTCATTTTTTAACTGCTGTGTAACAGCCTGTTCTGCTGTCAGTTCCCATCTGGCAATAAGCAATTTCTCCTCATAGTCGTCTTCGCTATCGCCATCAGGCACATCGTTTTTACTTCTCCTCAGATACGATATGTAAAAATCGCGCCAGGCATCCAGATCCAGTTGCCCTCGCTTATTCGATATCGGGGCACCCGGCAATTTCTGCAATCTGCGAAGCTGGCGATCGGTCAGACTTAAATGCCTGGCAACTTCAGTCTGCGTAGCCACTCCTCACCTCGCAAAAACTCTCACCTCACAATCACAACAAAACCGGTCATGTCCGGTTTACATGTCTGTTTTTTGTTCATATCCGGTTCACAGAAGACCTGTTTTTATATTTTTCATATAGTTAACTTGAAGAGAAACCGGACATGGATCCCGGAAAATTTTCATAAATAGCGAAAACCCGCGAGGTCGCCGCCCCGTAACCTGTCGGATCGCCGGAAAGGACCCGCAAAATGATAATAATTATCATCTACATGTCACAACGTGCATCTACGCCATCAAACCACGTCAAATAATTAATTATGACGCAGGTATCGTATTAATTGATCTGCATCAACTTAACGTAAAAACAACTTCAGACAATACAAATCAGCGACACTGAATACGGGGCAACCTCATGTCAACGAAGAACAGAACCCGCAGAACAACAACCCGCAACATCCGCTTTCCTAACCAAATGATTGAACAAATTAACATCGCTCTTGATCAGAAAGGTTCAGGTAATTTTTCAGCGTGGGTTATTGAAGCCTGCAGAAGAAGATTAATTAATGAAAAACATGCTCAATTTGTACCCAACAAAGACAAACACGACCAGAGCACCTGTTCAGAACAGGTTTACTTAAACGACTTTATTATTATGACACAAAAAGCGACCACTAAAGTCGCTTTTTCTTATGGTAACAGGCAATAACGCTCTCAGATATTTTTTAGCATTTTTTGACCGCGCGTTTCCGGACGTATTCTGTTCTCCTGTCCCTTTATATCGTCGGAATACCCGCCGCTCTTCAAATCCCATTCCCAACTCAGAATGTAGTCTGTTGACCGCTTGTTTTATTTCTGTCAGGTTCATCGGTGAAACCGGAGTCCGGCGCGCCTTACGCAAACACTCTGCTCGTTTCTGTGCCGCCACTTTTCTTTTCTGGTCATCACTTAGCTGTACCATCACTTTTGCCCATCGTTCAGCTGCTCTCCGGTACAGTCCTTTTTTCTCCAGACATTCTGCCAGGTGATCATGTAGCATAAGTGACCTCCGATTATCTACAGACTGCTATCCTGAATTTACCTTCCTTTAATGAAATAACAATAAAAAATAAATCACAGAAAAACAACAAAACAACACACAAAAAAACCAAATAATAAACCCAAATAATCACCTTATTTTATTATTTTTTGAGAGAGCTATTACTGAACAAAAAACGCTGACTATATACTCAAAACCAAACAACTATTCTGCCAATCAGGTATAATGGCAACACAAGGAATTACCGTGTTTTTGCCTTCTCTGCCCATACAATACGGACATATACTTCATACTCTATTGTAATATTTCCATCCATGCGAACAACTTCATTTATCTGTAAATAATATTCAAAATATTTATCACAGAAATCGTTTTTGGCCATGAACTGAGCACACTATAAAGTCCGGAACTGACTCTTTGTTAAATTACCTTAACGTTACCAGTAACACCTTCATAACAAAACATCACGGTATACACTGGGTACGGATATATTCCTGTGCTCCTTCCAGTTGCTTCTGCATTGCCATCAGCCGTTCTCTGAGGATGAAATAATCCCGTTCAGCGGCTTCTGCCAGTCGGGGACCGGTTGCATTATCCACGCCGGAGGTGATGGGGGCTTTACGCAAGGAGCCTGGACAGTTGGCGTTGATGCGCAGGCGCTTACGACCAGCGGCAACATCAGCACGCAGAGTTTCATTTTCAGCTCTCGCATCGGCTAATTCCCTCGAGTATCTGGCATCAAGTGCAGCGACATCACGCTGGCGTACCTGCATATCAGTAATTGTCACGTTCGCCAGCTTCAGCTCACTGGCTTTTTTATCGCGTTGCGCTTTGTAGGTAATGGCGTTATCGCGGTAATGATTCAGCCCCAGACTAAGCACACCACAGGCTACCAGCAGGACAATAATCACCACACACAGAACACGGTTCATATCCCCCTCACCCCACCAGCCATGACAAAGTTAAGACGCGCCAGGCAGTGGAAAAGCAAATAGCAACCAGCATTAGTGAAAATGAAATGCCGACGATTACACAGAGGATCTTCGCCAGCGTTATGAGCTTGTCTGACATGCTTAATCCTCTTCACGATTTCAACGCAATGACCAGTTTTGCCAGCCCATACAGCATCGGAGACACAGCAATACCGACCGCCACCCACTTAATAGCAAAAGCCAGCGCTCTGCTGACGTCATCAGTTACAGGCGCTTTCAGTTCAAGGCCGTTTTTCATAGTCAATCTCAACAGAATTCGTTTATACTTTCCCATGTTCTCCCTTGCCTTACTCAAGGTCAGAAACACAAAACCCCGTTTGCGGCCAACAAACGGGGTTTTACTTTTATTCACTTAGTTTTTGCCAGTTCGCAGGATTTCGTGTTATCCGCCAGTGTGAGCAAACCGCATTTTTCAGCAAAATATTCTGCTTATCTGTCAATTCCCCAGCACGCCAGCGCGCTCTCCTGGTCACGCCGTGAAACCTGACCGTAGCAGTTGTTTGAGCGAATACGGCAGTCTCTGCCACCGTCCTTAATCCACCAGCGAATCGCCTCACACGCTCCCCTGCGATCACCTGCATTAATTCGTCTGTAAAACGTCGACGGGAAACACTTACCGGGACCAATGTTGTACGGACAGAATGACGCGATCCCCGCTTTCTGGGGTTCGGTCAGCGGTACTTTAATATTGCGCTCCACCCACTCCAGCGCCTTATCACGTTCAATGGCGTTAACCTGGTCGCATTTTTCCTTCGACAACTTCATGCCCGGAACGACAGGTTTACCATCCACCAGGATGGCACCGCGGCAGATGGTCCAGATACCCGCACCATCACGGTATGCCGTGGTGTGGTTACCTTCTTTTTCGTCAAGAAACTGGTCGAGGATTTCAGGCGCAGACGCCCCTGCACCAATCAGCGCCAGAACGGCAGCCGACAGGCCGTATCTGATTTTTGCGTTCATGGATATTTATCAGGGTTTATCGATTTCAAATCCCTGGATATGTTAAGTCTTCAGGCCAGCGGTGGAGTCTTCAGAGAACCCGTAATTATTCCCGGTAGTTTTCCTCTGTAGGTTATCAACACATCCTGCGCCTCTAAAATTACGGGGCGCTTTTCCGGCAACGGACCATCCCCTTCACATAACCCGGCAGCAACATCCATGAAAAACTGCTTCGCCTGCTTTTTCGCCTCAGCTTCGTAAAACTCCAGCGTGGCACCTTCAGTACGGTCAAGACTAATCGCCACATCTGGCAACAACAGTGACGGATACCCACCAATTTCCGGTGCCACAGTAACAGTAATCTTATCCGGGTAATTATTTATCCCTTTAACACCCAGTTCGTATTTTTTCTTCATCGCTTTACTCCCCCCGCGCCGCCTTACGACGGTCCTCTCTGATTTTGAAATACAGGTTAGTCAGATACGTCAGCAGGCCAAACAGCAGACTCCCCAGCACACCGATTGCCACCCACTGGGACGGAGAGACTTTGTCCAGCAGCTGCAGTAACCAGTATCCCGTCCCCACCGCTGACGTGGTGTATGACACACCTGTTGTGATTTTTTCCATCTGGTACATACCCCGTCTCCCGCAATCCGGAAGC